AATTGCCTAAAAGACCTCTATTTGTATTATGTAATTCTGCTGTTTCGTCATCAGAATACACACATGGAATGGGAAGAAATGACCTGTATGCAATTTTATTATCGCTTTATATTTTAATCAACGACAGGTATTACCTTTCTAACTTTATTTCAGAATTACATTCTCTTTTAGATCCATATAAGAATAAAACTATTAATGGAAAAACTGTTTTTGAAATATTTTCTTTTCCAGAAAATCTTTTTGAACGTCTTGATTCTTTAATTGCTGATAAAGTTTACTATTTATTAATTCAATAATAAAATGCCCCGTGCTGACAACACAGGGACATTAATCAGAATCTCCGAAGAGATCTCATATTTTGGCAAAGATATTGTATCATCTTCGGAGCAGTTACACAATCAGAACGTTTGTGTATATGTGATCACATCAATGGATTAACGAAAGGAGTTTTTATTATGCCATTACCCAAAGAACGGATTTATACAATAGATGACATCTACGCTCTTCCGGATGGCGAACGTGCAGAGCTGATTGATGGACAGATCTATATGATGGCACCACCTAATACCAGGCATCAGGTAATCGTCGGTGAACTGTATGCTACTATCCGCAATTACATTAAAAGTAAAAGCGGATCCTGTAAACCATATGTTTCTCCATTTGCAGTGTTCCTGAATGAAGATAACAAGAACTATGTCGAACCAGACTTAACAGTTGTCTGCTCACCGGACAAAGTAGATGAAAAAGGTTGTCATGGTGCACCTGACTGGGTAATTGAGGTTGTTTCTCCTGCTACCCAGAGTAAAGATTACGGAATAAAGCTGTTTAAATACCGTATGTCCGGAGTCAGGGAATACTGGATCATTAATCCTATGAAGGGGATTGTAAACGTTTATGATTTCGAAAACGAATCTGGTACCGGATTATACTCTTTTGATGATGAAATTCCAGTATGCATATATCCGGATTTATCAATTACAATCTCTGAACTATTGTAAATTGTCGAGTTTTTAACAATTTAAATATTTTTATTGACACCACTTACCAGAAATGTTATGATGCAACCACATTAAGTGAATATTATCTATCGCCTAATGCATATAATATTTGGAACGTACTCCGGTGTCCTTCGGGCCCGGGGTCTTTTATTTTTTTGAATAATCTATAAAATAAAAACCGGCTCCTGCGCCAACAGAAACCGGTCAGCATCTCCGAAGAGATACCCTTATTAGCAAAGATATTGTATCATCTTCGGAGCAGTTACACAATCAGAACATTTGTGTGGCTGTTATTTTTGTACTTAAAATTACATATTTTATAAAACCGAGGTGATATTTATGAGTAATAAAGATTTAACTCGAAAAAAATTTGGCAAGTTAACCGTCAAAAGTAGAGCTACGCCGTCAAAAGGAAGGACCCGTTGGTTATGTAAATGTGAGTGTGGAAAAACCAAAATAGTTTCATCTAGTGACCTTATAACCGGGCATGTAAAAAGTTGTGGGTGTATCGGAAATCCTCCTAAAAACATCCCTAAAGATATTTTAATAGACTTGTATGTCAACCAACAGTTGACTATGAAAGAGATCTGCGAAAAAATCAATGTTAAAAGCCCTATAACTATTGCAAAATATATGGATAAGTATCATATTCCACGTCGAAATACTAATTCTCTCCGAAAAAGTAAAACTATGCGTGGTATGTCAGATAATGAATTCAAAGCTTTTTTAATTGAAAGTTACTCTAGTAAGAGTATAAACCAGATTTCAAAAGAACTTGGTATCTCATCGCATGCTTTACGTCGATATTTTCAAAAATATAATATTGCGTTTCTTGGTCATACTGATTCTATTCACAAATATAACTCTGGGCAAAATAGTGCTACTTGGAAAGGCGGACATCGTTTTTCAACAGAAGGCTATGTAAAGATTTATATGCCTGAGCATCCTCATTCAATTAATAACTTTGTATATGAACACAGATATGTCATGGAACAATATTTAGGAAGATATTTATCCAAAAATGAGGTAGTTCATCATATAAATGGCGATAAAGCAGATAATCGTTTAGAAAATTTGCTATTATTATCTCCCGCTGAACATGCTAAACTACACAGTCAACTAAGGAAAGAAGGTGATGCTAAATGAATACAGGTGCAACTTCAAAAGTAGCTGCTCTCTATATTCGTGTCAGGTCTCGACAGAGGATCAGGCAGAACTTTCTCCTGATGCGCAGAAACGTCTTTTGCTGGATTATGCTCAGAAGAATGACATGATTGTTTCCGGGGACTTTATCTTTACTGAAAGTGTTTCCGGCCGGCATGCGCAGAAGCGTCCGGAGTTTCAGAAGATGATTGCCCTGGCGAAGCAGCCATCTCATCCTATTGATGTAATCCTGGTATGGAAATTCAGTCGTTTCGCCCGTAACCAGGAAGAGTCTATCGTATACAAGAGTATGCTCAAGAAGGATAATGTAGACGTGATCAGTGTATCTGAGCCACTGATTGAGGGACCTTTCGGCAGCCTGATCGAGCGCATCATCGAATGGATGGATGAATACTATTCCATTCGATTGTCGGGTGAGGTCTTGCGTGGCATGAAAGAAAAAGCCCTGCAAAAAGGCTATCAGACATCTCCCTGTCTTGGCTATACTGCAGTCGGACATGGAAAACCTTATATCATTAATGAAGCTGAATATGCCATTGTCTCTTATATCATGGACCTGTATGATAATCAGAACTTAGATGAGACAGCTATTGCCAGGCGTTGCAATGATCTCGGGTACCGGACAAAACGCGGAAAACTCTTCGAGCGGCGCAGCGTTGACCGGATTCTTGGAAATCCCTTCTATTGCGGAACTGTTGTCTGGAACGGAGTGGAATTTGAAGGAAACCATGAGGTACGTCTTTCCAGGGAACGGTACGAAAAACGTCAGAAGCTGATCACTTCCCGGAAACGTCCGGTCAAGGCACGGAATGTCTCTGCCTGTAAGCACTGGCTATCCGGTCTTTTGAAGTGCTCTGTCTGCGGGGCCACGCTTTCTTACACCGGTAATAATAAGTGTCCTTATTTCCAGTGTTGGAAGTACGCAAAGGGATTTCATAAGACTTCTGTTGCCTTATCGGTCAAAAAGGCTGAAGAAGCTGTGATAAGTTATTTTGATCAGATCTTAGATGGAGCAGAATTTACATATGTATGCAAAAAGAAAAAGACTGATCATTCACTGCAGATCGAACAGTTACAAAGAGAGATCAGTAAGCTCACCATGAGAGAAAGCAGAATCAAAGAGGCTTATGAGGCAGGCGTAGATACTCTGGAAGAATATAAGAATAATAAGGATCGTCTGGTATCAGATCGGTTAGAATTGACTGCTGCCCTTTCACAGCTATTACAGGAAGAACAGGCAGAGCAGACTGACGCAGAAGAAATCTTGAAAGAGATCCGTTCTGTTGCGGATGTCCTGAAGAATCCAGACGTAGGTTATGAAGCAAAGGGAAATCTGATCAGAAGTGTTGTGGAGCAGATCATATATGATAAGGAATCCGGAAAAATGTCTTTTGACATCATTATTTCCTGAATTGAAAATCCCGCAAACCCGCATAAACACTGGGTTTGCCGGTCTATTATAGGGTACTGCACTCCGGTGGCCCGGACGGGGAGATCGGCGCTTCCCTGCGTTATCTTTCCCAGCGTTTTACCATGCCGAACCGAACGACTTCTGCTTTGCTCAACGACATAGGAACAGAAGAACTCAGTCATCTGGAAATGGTATCCACTATTGTACATCAGCTTACCCGGGACCTTTCCATGGAGGAAATTGAGAAATCCGGATTTGGACCATATTATATCGATCACACAGTGGGAGTCTGGCCACAGGCAGCAGGTGGCGTACCATTTAATGCATGTGAATTTCAGAGTAAAGGTGATCCGATCACTGATCTGTTCGAGGATCTTGCTGCAGAGCAAAAAGCCCGTTCTACTTATGACAATATTCTCAGAGTAGTCCGCAATATACCTGAGATTGCGGATCCCATCAAATTCCTGCGTGCCAGAGAAGTTGTTCATTTCCAGAGATTTGGGGAAGCTCTTCAGTCCATTCAGGAAGAACTTGATGCCAAAAACTTCTATGCTTTTACCCCGGGATTTGATAATCCCTGCACTGCATCATGCAACAGCAATAAATAACGTACGCAGCCAAAACCTGCGACATACTGCGCGAATTTATGCGATTAGCATCGTGAAGCGTGTTACTGAGAACGGAATGAACAGTAATACGCTCCATCTTAAAAATCACAGAAATTTCATATTTGCTTTACAAATATATCTGGTGGTGCTATAGTATTCTTAGCTTAATAGCCACAAAAGTAATTGCCAAAAATATTGAGCAATTATAAACAAAAATATGATATAAAAGGGGCTGTCTCACATAGATATTATGTGACAGCCC